GGTCTTCTCCCTGGTACTTCTCGATGGTGGTCTTGACACGCACGGCCTTCCCCTCCATGTCGGAAGCAGCTTCCTCCATATTGAAGGGCCCCGACAGAAATTCCGGAGCAATCGCAGCCAGAGTCTTCTTCGTCAGCGGGAGAGCTTTGTCCGAGAACGAAAGGAAGGTGAAGAGCTTACGACCCTCGTAATCACCATCGTCGATATTCAGCTTGATCTCCCACATCGGATTGCCGGAGTTCTGGCTGAGCTTGTAGTTGCATTCCTCGATCGTGCAGCTGTATGTGCCACGAGGAACAACTTCGTTGGTAGCTTCCTCAACCTCAGTGAGATCCATCATCACCGAGCCATCGCCACCTTCGAAAGTGTCAGACATGATTTCTTCCTTTGCTGCTGAATTGCCCACAATGGGCGGTTACGCCTTCTCCTGCAGGAGACCGACTTTCTTCAGAATGCTTCCCATAGTCGGGTCATCGAAGAAAGCTTCCTGATAGGAAGAACGACGATTCTTAGCATCCCACTTACCTACAGGCTGGATATAAAGCCTGCGAGGGGTTGCTTCACCTTCTTTCGCCGATCCAGTTGCAAGATATCCGACAATGTCGAAGTATCCCTGAACCTGCGAACGAAGCTTGCCTGTAAGAGAAGGCCCGTAATGGAATCGCTTAAGCTCATCCTGTTCGTAGGCCTGTCCACAGATAATGATCACATGCATAGGCAGATCACGGAAAGCTCGGACGAGCAAGTTCACCATGTTATTGTTCTTCTTATATTCGGCAAACTCCGCTGTCTTCATATCGTCATCGATCTGTGCGAGGTCGAAGTCGCCATGAATACCGAGAAGGCCATACATGCAGTAAGCTTCGATCTCCGTAAGCGAATCGATAATCACTGTCCGGTATTTCCGAGGAACTTCCAGCTCTTCAGGTTCGACACCTTTGAGCCAGGCTTCCTGCTTACGAAGCATCTCGACGTTGTTCGTATCCCTATGCTTGCAGTGCGCTGAGAGATATTCGTACATCTTGGCGACCTGCTTAAAGTTCGACACGTTGGCAATGTCAATCTCTTCAGCATTCTTGATACGCGGGTTATCCTGAAGAACAAGCTGTCCAGACTCCGCGTTGATCATGAAGATGTCACCCATAGCAGGAACATCGACAGCAGACCCTGCAAGAGTAGTCTTTCCGGATCCATGCTTGCCATAGATCAGAATTTTAAGCCAGCTATGTCCTTTCGAAATGGACGAGATGGTAAAAGGCGGAGGTGAAGCCACCTTCTTAGGAGCAGTAGTAGCAGTACTGGATGTCTGGACCATTGTAACCTCTCAGCCAGATTAGGAGAACAGTTCTTTTTCAGTCTCGGATTTATGGCTTAGATTCAATGCCTCTGTCCCAAAAGCCTTATACACTTCGGCAGGTTCATCAGACATTGCTTCTATCATATCCGGCAATCTCTTTCTCCAGGACTCATCTTTGTCGGTACGCTGCTGAGTCTCGTCTGTGAGCTGCTGTTCCCAATCTGAACCGTCATCCATCGACACACAAGGCTCGTAGAAGGGACACATTGAAGGACACATCCAGTTGGGATTTGGATACAGAGGCAGATTAGGATTCAGCATGTCTTCCATCTCGAGCAGAATCTTGGTACCCTCTGCTTCAAGACTGTGCGCATTCTTGTAGATCTTATCCTGACGAATGAATGCATCCTGAGTCTCACTTTCCCTGTTGGCGAGATCATTCAGGAATTGCACATTCTCTGCAGGAGCTTGTTGAACCGAACCATACCGTTCGATTAGTGCGTGGCGATAAAGCTTTACACTGGTGCGCTGCTGCTTATTGACAGAGATCTTACCCGAAGCCATAGGCTCTGGAGGTTTGGGAATCATCTTAGCAAACTGCCAATAAATCATCCCACCTATAGGCCTATTATAAAGCTGATGTGCAGCCCAACAGTAGGCTGATACTTGGGGATCATTTGCGAAGTGGGAAGATTTCATGATCTTGGCTGTTTTGTAATCTACCAGCCAGATAAGTCCATCTGAATCGATTGTAACCCTATCAATAGTACCTGAATAAACAACTCTGTCATATGGCGAGTCTGGGAAATATTCTTTGACAGGAAACGGTACATCTACCAGGAAGTTAACCTCTACTTGAGGCTCTCCATCGACCCAGAGAGTCTTTAGTTCATCTCGTCCATGACGCCAGAAATTATAATAGTACTCCAGCATCCCCAATCCCATCTGGTAGCTTTCTTGCCAGTCATCTGGGAGCTGTTGTCTGGAATGTGCGCGTGTAATACGCACATAGGCTTCAAAAGCCTTCATAGGATTGGGAAAGACTTGATATCCGTACAGGTCTTCCATGGCATAATGGAAGCCACTGCCGAACCATAATGGGGATGCAGCTTGTTTAGGTTCGAGATTCAGCTTGAGTGCAGATTGCCAAGCCCACCGCCGTCTGCAGCTTTTGAAGAGGTTTCTGTCACTGGTGCGGATGATTGCAGCATGGCCTGACATCTTACCCCCGATTCATATGTGTGTCTGTGTGCATCGGATGATATACAACCGATCTTTATATCTTATAGGGACCATCGATGGTCAATCAAGAGGGAATTTAAGAGCCGCCCTCAAGATTTTTTAGTTGCCTGATAGCCGGTATATAGTTCTGGAACGTCATCTTAACGTTGGTCTGTTTAGAGTTCAGCACGCTTAAGATGTATTCATCTACAGTCCCCTCATATTGGTAATACCAGGATGTGACAGGATGTGGCGTAATCAACCTCTGTAGCCTTTTCTCTGCTTGGTAGTTTGTTACCTGTGTCCAATCATATCCGATGAATCGAGCTTGTCTAGCCGTGTAGAGTTCAAAGGACTCAGCAAAACCGGTTGTACAGATACAACTCCGTTCTTCTCCTTCAGGGCTGTTAAATCCCTCCTCTACATACCGGATTTCGTCTGCTTTGGCACCTCCCTTTAAAATGTATGGTTCTTTAAACCCCGCTGAAAGGATTGCTTCTCGAATGAATGGGATAGCTTTGGCAAAAGGTGTAAAGATAACGTGGTGAGGATCATCTTCCAATTCGAGTAGCAGGTGCTCGATAGCTGCACCATAACCCAGTTTGGGATCCAGGATCTTCGGACAGATTAACAGCTGACGCTGCTTTACAATAAGTCCTAGCGTTGATCTGGCATAGATAATTTCTCCCGAATCCGTAATGGTTATAAGCTTGTCAGTCAACTCATTGTATATCTTTGCCTGTTCTGGAGTCATATCAATAGGTACAATGTCCCGAATAAGCGGAGGTCTATGCTTTCGAACTTCAGGATCATCTGCGCGTATTCTGATAAGGGTTGTTTGTAGAACTTTAGCCAGTCCCTCAGTATTCTGTGCTCCAACAATTTCCTTTCCAAAGAATCCGTCAATAACAATGCAGAAGGTATGTACAAACTTCCAGTAGCTGGAAAATAGCTTCGGTCGCATCATATGCAAGAAAGTCCACAGATCCTGAGGACCTCTAGAGATCAGAGTACCTTCGGTCAGAACAGCATATTCAGTACTCTTCACGAACGACTGCCAACCCTTGAACGAAGCCCTTTGTCTATTACGCCATATCTTACATTCGTCCGCTATCAGAAAGGTGAATTTATGCTTAAGTATATAAGCCATATCTTTCAAGCCTGACTGGTATGTTATCACATACACATGTCCGGGAGTATTCCACAACGTCTTACGTTTGTACGGATCCCCTTCGACGAGTATTACCTTAGACTTGTCGATATTAGTCCACTTTGACCATTCGCGTCTCCATGTATTTAGAGCTTTCTTGGAGCATAGAACCAAAACCTTACGATCAGGAGCAAGTCTTGTATAAGTCAGGATAGCCATAAGAGACTTACCTAGACCTGGATCTACATCCAAGATTACACGTCCTTTGGGATAGGATAACACTGTGATCTCTTGCTGTTTCCCTTCGCCTGCTTTATGCGAACCGAACTGTGCTACCCGTTCCTGAAAAGGAAAAGGTTCTACACCAGGCTTAAGCTCAATCATAGAAAGTCCCACATCTGCTCGAAGGTCTTGTACTCACCTTCATAGAACGTTACCATAGAAAATACCTCCTTATGCAGGGCGTCCTTATTGTTGTTTGCTACTGCATCTTTCAGGTATCTGAACATGAATATCGGTTCTGCGCCACGTACTAAGCATTCTTTGCAGAAGCCGAATGAAATTGCACCTACTCCTGATGATACAACAGCTACAACAGGATGTAGAGCACAGCATTCACAGTTACGTTCTGGATTCTTAGTCATCACAGCTCCGTCAGTTCAAGCACCTTGGAAGCTGCAAGTACAGCCTCTTCGTGCGTTGCGAACTCTCCGACCTGGTTGCCGAAATTGCGCATCTCGGCCGAACCTAGAAAGTCACAGATTTTGGACACAGTAGACGTCACTTCATAAAGGCCTTTAACATTCTTGTGGACATGTACTGATACTTTCAGCACCTTGCTAGGCATTTCGACCTCATCTAGAAAGTAGGGACCATGATCTTCGCCAGTCAGTTGCTTGAGCTTTTCACCGTCCTCTTCAAGAGCCTTCAGCATCTCTTCGTTGAACGTACTACCCATGTCAGTAGGTCCTGTATTCAGCCAAACCGTTAGCTACTAGGGCATCGTTGTAACAGGTTACATAGTCAAGTGAGTAGATCTTGCCTAGCCACCTGCCATACTTGCCCACAGAGTCTTTGTACGAGTTAACTATTACAGGATTTCCCAGAATTCTTTCCCTGAGCCAGTCGCGAGCTACCAGACCATCAGCACGTTCATCTCCCCTAATTTCAGGAGCGTCTATACCATACAACCTGAATCTCTGGTCTTTCATCCAGATGTTAAAGCCCAAATCGATGTCGATGGAAACAGTATCAGCATCGTAGACATCGGTTACGATTCCCTTATACCAGTATTCGAATGAGGTGGGGCGAGTCATTCCGGTCCTCCTGCGCCTTTATCGGGCGACTCATCATAGTAGGTGGTGGGTTCTGTGGTGTCGCGAGCCTTTCGAGTAGGTCCATGGACAGCTCCCCACTG